ACGATAAAACATTCAACACGGCAGCGTGGCAGGACGCAGAAGGTAATTTGTATGCTGTATCCTCAACGGTTGCCAAGCCAATATTCGCACAGATAGCAGGCCAGCCATTACAAGCCCCTGAACACGCGCCCGACATGGACTTGGCAGCCGCCACACGATCACAGGCACTGCTACAGATCAACGGCGGCATAGCCACACCGGACGTTATCGCGGTGATACTGGGTGACAGGCTGGAGTCAGCACAGGATCACATTGCCGCGCTGGGCCTGACGCTCGTGCCACAAGATGAGGTGTTTGCGTAATGAACGATCATCACTTGCCTGAGTTGCCAGAAGAAGGCAGTACTGTTACAGCATATGGAACCTCTGAAAGATTCAAAGACAAGATAGGGTTGCACAAAGAAAGATGCGTATTACGTTGTGGTAAGTTCATGGCAGGTGGTGATTGGCCAATACCACCGTTTGAGCTTAATAATGTTGAAAATTGGAAATACATTTAACAGGAGCCGATAAATGGCACGTTTAAGCGATTCGATCACATTATATAATACGTAATCTAATTTAAATTAATCAAGTGAATGAATTCTGAAAACATCAATTGCTGAGTATATAAGTAATTAATGTAAATTTATTAGCTTATATTAGGACGAATTAAGGGATAGTAAAATACCACTATCCCTTAATTCACAACACTATAGGAACATTATGTCAACACTATACACACATCGTGTAACAATCGCTGTACCTGAATCATTAATCAATCAAGCTAATCATTTATCCTGTATTATGGGTGAAAGTTCAGCAGATATTAACACATTTACAACTGCAAGTTATGAAGATGTAGATGGCAACTTGTATGCTGTCTGTTCTACTGTAGTAACTGAAACGTTTTTAGCAAAACAAACTTCAGGTATTACAATTATTCCAGAACATGCATCTGATGCTGATCCAGTATTAGCACAGGAAGCATTTGAAAGCCTTAATCAGGCAGGTGGAATGATGATGATTATCAATCCAGATGCACAAGCCGCACTAGCTGAAATGGGGCTGGTTGCAGTTTCGCAAGAAGAATATGAAGAAGATATGACCATTCCAGAAAACACTACAATTCAATGATACTAACAAAACAATAAAGAGTGTTATAAGCATGATACTTAATAGGAACGATTTCAAACAATATTGTCTAAGAAAACTGGGTCAACCTGTAATTCGTGTGAATGTTGAAGACACCCAAATCGAAGATCGTATTGATGATGCCCTTGAACGATTTCAGGAAGAGCATTATGATGGAACAGAAGAAACTTGGTTGGCGTATAAGATAACACAAGCAGATATTGACAATGGGTATCTAACCATTTCTGACGATATCCTTACTGTTGTTAAAACTATGAATTTGGGAATGACTACCTCTACTGGTAATGATATGTTTTCTTATCAGTACCAATTTGCTATTCAGAATTTATCACCTTTTCAAACGCTTGATATGGTTAATTACTTCATGACAATGACCAACATCAATCAAGTTCATGATATGGTGAATGCAAGCCCTAGAATTGAACATACACGATTTATGAACAAAGTGCAATTATATAATGGCTTCTCCGATTTACCTGTAGATAGTGTTATTGGTTTGAGAGTGTTTAGAATAATTGACCCAGAACTTCACGAAAGCATCTACACTGATATTTGGTTAAAGAAGTATGCTACTGCGCTAATCAAGATGCAATGGGGCAACAACATGAAAAAGCATGGTGATGTTCAGTTGTTGGGTGGTGTTACTGTAAATGGTCAACAGTTTTATGATGAGGCTATAGCAGAAATTGAAATACTTGATCAAGAGCTATTGACAAAATACTCAGAACCTGTTGATTTTTTCACAGGCTAGACTTCTTAGTCGGTTAACTTTTATAAATAGTTCATAATAACCAATTAGGGATGTATTATGAACTATAAGAAGATGTACGATAATCTTATTAAATTTAGACAAGACAAAAAATTACCAAGTGATGTGTATACAGAAAAACATCACATATTACCTAGATGTATGGGTGGTGACGACACAAAAGAAAACTTGGTGAGACTTACACCAGAAGAACATTTCTTTTGTCATAAGCTGTTATGTGAGATTCATCCAGAAGTAGCAGGTTTGAGGTTTGCTTTAATATCACTTACTTGGGGTGATAAAAGAGCTAATAATAAATTAGTTGGTCATTTTAGAAGGTTACATGCAAAAACAGTTGGTGAATCTTCTAAGGAAAGATGGAAAGACCCTGAATACAGAGATTTTATAATGAGCTTTAGTATTGGTAGGGTTTGGTCTGATGATGTTAAAGAAAAAATAAGAAAGTCTATTTTAGAATATTATGCATCTGACGAGTGTGATTTTTCAGAAATATCAGAAACTATGAAAGAAAAACATAAAAGTGGTTTTTTTGATGAATCTTACAAGAAAATAAGCGAAGCAAATAAAGGAAGAAAAAAACCAGATGATTTTGGTGCCAGAATAAGCAAAGCTAGAATGGGTATGAAATTTTCTGATGAACACAAAGAAAATATAAGAAAAAATAGAAGAGGTGTTGGTTGTGGTGAAAGAAATGCAATGAACAATCCTTTAACTAGAGATTTAGTTAGTCAGTCTAAAATAGGAAGAAAAAAAGTTATTCTCAAAAGTGGAAAATTTATAATGGTCAAAAAAGAAGATTTATATAAATATACACTTGTAGATGGCAAATATTATGAGTAAATTATGTTAGACAATACAGAACAAACAACACTTGATATAAAAAAGAGAAAATTCAGAAGAAACGCGGCTATTACGTCTTTTGTTTTTCTTATATTCATATGCCTGTTTTATATGATCGGTAGTTTGTATATGAGCTTAGATCAAGCAAATATTTTAGAACAGTTTAATGCTATCATCATTACTCAGTGCGCTGTGTTTGCTTCTATTATACTTGGTCATCTTGGTTTTGATTATCTGGCAAAAATATAAAAACAAAAATCTAATAAAAATAAACTTATGGGCCTCTTTTGGCCCTTTTTTATATCTGTTATAAATAGAAGTATAAACACCACAAATGTGTGCTACTTATATGATTAATCAATACGTTAGTAATTACAACGAAACAAGCGAACAAGATTTACAAGATGATCTTGTTGTTGAGGCTATCCAGATGAAAGGGGTGGATATGAATTATCTTCCTCGAACACTGGTTGATTATGATTACTTGTTTGGTGAAGACCCTAGTTCTGCTTTTAATGGTTCTTATACCATAGAAATGTACCCTGCTAATGTTGATGGGTTTGGTGGTGGTGGCGACATGATCACCACAATTGGTTTTGAAATCAAAGATACAGCTACATTCCTTGTTAGCAAGTCTCGATTTGCAGAAGAACTTCAACCACAAAGCATTACAAAGCCTATGGTGGGTGATCTTTTATACCTACCCATCACTCGATCATTTCTTGAAATCAAGCATGTAGAGGATGAGAGTCCGTTTTATGAGCTTGGTAAACAATACATCTGGGAAGTTAAGACAGAAACGTTCGAATTCTCTTATGAGAGTTTTGAAACAGGGGATTCAACAATTGATGATCTGATTAACAAAGATCTTATATATTATGATCCTGAAACAGAAACAGAAGAATACGGAAAGAATGATGAAATTCAAACAGAGAGTGATACGTTTGTTGATTTTAACGAAAATGACCCATTTGGGGTAAAATAATATGGCAGCTTTAGACCAACACTTTTATCATAATTCTATTAGAACATACACAGCCGCATTTGGTACGATATTTAACAACATCTATATTGTGAGAAGTGACGGAAAGAAAATTAAAATTCCTTTGTCTTATTCATCCAGACAAAAGTTTGATATTACACAAAAGTATGAAGAAACTAATGCCCACATCAAAGTAAAGTTTCCAAGAATCGGTTTTGTTCTTACTGGTTGGAGTCGTGACCCACAAAGAATCCAAAACAAACATGACTTGATGTATCAACAAATTGACAGAACACAAGTAAACACAGTTAACAAACAGCTTAACAGAGTTCCTTATATTTTCAACTACCAAGTAACTGTAGGGACAAAAAACCTCGACGATATGTTTCAGATAATGGAACAAATCGCGGCGTGGTTTAATCCGTCACTGAATATCAACATCACAGAGAACCCAGATTTGGGAATTGAAACTTCTCTGAATGTTATGATGACAGATTCTAATTTGGCAGATGATTATGAGGGACAAATGGAAGACGAAAAGACATTGATATCTACATTTAATTTTGATGTAGAGGGATTTCTTTACATGCCAACAAGCAACCAAGGTGTCATCCAAACCATCAC